TCTTTATAAAGTTCAATTTTATTGTCTAAAAGTTGAGCCCCGAATAGTCTATTATCAGGGGTTTGTAAATAAACCGATGTTGATTGGATTAAGTCCTCCATTAAAGCAACTTCAAATTGTTTTAACCAACCTGAATTAAGGGTATAGGTTTTTCTACTTCTACTATAAAAAGTTTTTTCACCCCTTCCATAGTCATCATAACCAAATGTGTTATTTTCCCAAGTCCCATCTTGTTGATAGTATGTTTTTCTTTCTGCTTCGATGAACTCCCTTGAATAATAGATGAATGGGTATGATATAAATGAACCATACCTGTCCTTCCACATTAAATGCCATATTTCATACATAGAACAATCGTCATTTATTTTGAAACACTTATCATTTGTTCTTTGACTTGGTGTTCCAAATGGGGCATCATACCCATAAACGATGTAGGTATTTACTGAACCTGAATATGAACTGAATGTCCCACTTATATTGGTATAATTTGTAAGACTGATTTGATTAAGTCCAATAGGAGCATAGAAGTCTTCCTGTCCTGTTGTATTCTTTAATAGTTTAATACTACCCAAAGTATTGTAGTTAGCGTCGTAGAATTGATAAATAACCCCATCACATACGGATGCTGGTGCTGTATGGAATAGTAAAAACCCTATTGTGTTTCTTTCAATTCTATAACAAGTTTCATTTTCCAAAATAGTTGAAATATTGTTTCCACTAAATGCTCTGTTTTGAATTACATAACTATCGAATGCTGTAATTGAATAGTCAGGACGATTGATGTGGGCGTTATAAATACAAAAAGCGTCATAGTCTCTGTATTCAGTTAAAACTTGGGGAAGTTTATTACCTGGATATGCGATTATCCCACTAATAACAGGACTATTACCAGCCCAAGCCAAATTAGTTTCAATCACAACACCATAAGTCCCACTTACATAGATGTTCGTAATGATTGCTGTGGTATTATATTCTGGACGAGGTTGTCCCCATACTTGTCCTGCAACACTTGATGCCCCTTGATATGTCTTATTTAATTTAAGACTTGTAGACGAAGGAACAGATTGGATACTAGTATTACCATTATAAGACAACAAAGTCGTCTGTCCTTCAACTAAAACAGGTTGTCCCGCTAATAAATAATGGGGTGATGAACCATTAAGTTGTATGTAGTTTCCGTTTTGTGTAATTGTGGTATAATTCCAAGATACCTGATTTTGTGTAATGTTAATTACATCACCAATACTGAATGGAATATTAGTCAAAGATGTTAGTGATGAATTGAAGAATGCCACAGTTCCACCACTCACAAATAAGTTATCCTCAAACTCAAATTGATATTGGGCTTCATAACCCATCAATAACCCAAAACACTTTTTGGTATCGGGGGCGTCATATACCAACCCATAATTTACTGATTGTCCTGTTAGATTCTGTGATACCAAATCCTTCATCACATTACTCATATCAAGTTTTCCATACCCATCTAAATCAGGTGATAATTTCCACTTATAAAACTTACTAGCTCTCATTGGGCTTATGAATGGAACGAACAATTCTAAATTGATGATAAATTGTGTTGTTGAAACAATCTGTAAAATATTGTAATAACCTGTGTAAATATCATTGGTATAATCGTCTAAAAGTAATGTGTCCCCCTTTGTGAAGTTATGTGGGCTTGATGTAGTTATTAAAGTCCCAACCTGTCCCAAATATGTTGTAGATACTGCGTTTGATACGAATACATCATCATATACCGCATTGACGATATATTTATATTGATTGAATGTTGCATAATTGGTATCATAAACCTTTAGGGGGATGGCCGAATATGCCGCCATATATTCGTTTGGTAATGTAATTGCTGTATAACTCATTTTTCTTTATTTCTAAATATTATTATTTCCCAAATGTTTCTTTAGCCATATCAAGTATCTCATTTACGATTTCTTCTTCAAACTTATTCACCCATTTTGACTTGTATTCTATTTGTCTAATTGTCTTATCTAAAACATTTGTGGGTTTCAATCCAAATCTAAAAATCTTCATTCTAATTGGGTATGTTGCTTCATCAGGTAATCCTTTTAACCTAACCCAATTTCTTATAGCCTCTATTGGTGGTTTTTTTACTCGATAAGAATATGGGGTATTGTATTTTCTAATTGTTCCACTAACCCCCTTATCAACAAACTTCAAATATGATTCACTATCAAGTTGTATTATGTCTTTACCTTCTTCTTCACTAATATTTACCTTGATACTATTGATTAGAGTTCCTGTTGCTCTTTTGGCAAAAGGTTTGTTATTTTCTAATTGTTCCTTTAAGGTTTTAACATATAACTTGGCGAACTCATCGAGTGCTTGTCTTTTTATAAGTTTTTTTGCCATTTTGGGTTTTCAAGTCTTTGATTTGATTTTGTAAGTCTTTGATATAGATTTCAAGTAATGCTACTTTTGCGTGTAATCCCTCTAATTCTATTTCTAACGGACTTTTTTTAACATCTTGGACTACTTGTCCGTCTTTAATAATTCTAACTGCCATAAGTCTTTATTTTTTTTAAGGTTGAGTTGGTGTAGGTGTGGGAGTGATTGTTGGTGTTATGGTTGGGGTGATTGTTATAGTTGGGGTAGGTGTTGGATTTACAGGTGAAACAGGAATATCACAATTCACTTGTTTTAACTTGAAGGTAATGTTTGCTGCAATACCTGTTGCTTTATCAGGTGTCTCATCAATTACAGGAAAGAATGATACATCACCCCCAAACAATACACCATATTGTCCCCAATATTGTTGAACTTCAATTACAAAATCTTGTAAGTATTGTGTGGTATCACTTAATACTTCTTGTGAGTTATCACTTTGGAAACCATTTTCATCAAAGTAGTTTGGTTGGATATTGATTTTATCCATAAACAATATACTAAAACTAAATTGGGGGATTGCGGTTTTATTATTACTTACCACTGATATGGTTGAGTTGTCTGCTAATGAAACCCACATATAAGGGAAGTTCATTTGTCTACTTGTGCCGATATCGAAAGTCTCGCCAAACCCAAAGTCTTTTAAGAAGTAGTGTCTGGATGCGAAATCTGCCATCCAGTTAATCATTTGATTTAATGTTATAATGTTCGTAATAGCCATTACTATAATTTATTTTTATCTTTTATGTCTTCAAGGTTTTTAAAATACCCCAACCAATTTAGGCAGTGTATGTAATTCATTTTATAAACCTCATCTTCTTTTAATCCCAACTCCTTCATCAATCTAAACACAAAGTCCAACCATTCATACCTGTCGTCAAGTTTCTTATCGTCTCCTAACTTTTTCTTGAACTTACTTTCTTTTTGGGGTTTTTGGCTTTTGTAGAGTCCTTTGTATTGTTCTTGGGTAAATCTCCGCCAAACAAAAAAAAACTGAAAACATTATTAACATCACTCACTTTTAAATTATCGAATGTATTTTTTCTACCCAATAATTCTGTATTGAATGGTTCAATTTTATCGTCAATCTTCTTACGAAGGAATATACAACACAACTCACTCATACAAGAAATGTAGTCATAGTTATTTCTTTTCAATATAGTGTCTATTGAAATGATTTCACCTGCGTTATATTTGTTAAAATCTGTGTATAAGTAATATTTTTCCCCATCCACTTCTACATAATCAACCTGATTGTTTTTAACCTCATCATAAATGAATGATAGTTGTTTTGATAACTCTTGAAATTGGTTAATATCCATTTGATATAAAATCTCTTTATCTATATTTGATAGGACATTAATGATTTCAAATAAGTAGAGCAAATCATTTTCACTTTCGGGTTTATCAAGTTGGTGTAGTTTTTTGTATGTAGAAATATTTATCTCGTCCCAAGATGTTGGAAACTCATACAATTTATTTTCCCCATTTATTTCGATGTCTATACTAATCATATTACTTTGTTTTTTCTACGATACTCCAAATTGTTCCCACTAATGTGATAATACCACCTACAATCTCTGTTGCTGTTGTTTCATCAACTAACCCCTTCATAACCAACAATCCACCTATGAATGTTAGTGAGTGTCTTAAAATCCCTAAAATCTGTTCTTTCTTCATAATCTTTTTTATTTATAAATATGTCGTTTATTTGTTTTGTTTTTATTTCTATAAAAATCTAATGATTGGGGCAGCACTTGCGTTCAACTCAAATATCATCCTGTAAGCCATAGCATCACTGAAATCGGGGGAACGCCCCAATATTCTTTTAACATCACCCTTATTCATCATACAAATCTTACCCACATTATTGGTTGGTTTATGTTTGATTTGTGATAATTCCTCAATAATCTTTTCATTATATTTTTGGTTGTATAATACCTTCACTTTATTGTCCTTGATTAGTTGGACTAATTTAAAATATAGTTGAGTTTTTAGATTTTCATAGTTTTCATTTTTAAGAGGTTTTGCGTTATTCACAATCGCTCTGGCATTCTTTAAGTAATTCATCAAATACTTACCAACCCCATCACTATCGTATGATATGTTTTGTTGTTTTACATTATACTTGTTTGCTGTTTCTCTAATCACATCTTCAATCTTACCATCAGGATTCACTATGATATCAATTACTACATAATCCTCCCATACCATAATAACGGAATTATCACTTGTGAAGGCGATATCAGCACTAATGTAGTAGGTTGGTTTATCAGGTGTGGATTTTGTATCAATAAAGACATTCATAATATCATCGTATTCCAATAGGGCATTCGGGTCGTTATCGTAATCCCAATTCCCGTGAATAAGTCTTTGTTTGTCGATTGGGGTTAAAGTCTTATTTAGGTTTTCAATATACCCATCACTAATGAATGGATTGTCCGTTATTAAGGCTGGTATGAACTTTTTATATGTGTCTAATGTATTTTCTGTGTAGGGTTTATAAAACTCCCTGTATAAGAAGTTCTTTGAAGGGTTGC